GCCGTTCGGGCGGCCCGAATCGTCCGACGGCTTTTTTTTAATCAGGAGGCGCGAATTGGCCACTACGCAAGCAGACATCCAGACACAACTGGATAACGTCAATGCCGCAATCAACGATATCCTAACGGGCGGGGCCGTACATAGATTACAACTCGGTGAGAAGATCATCGAACGTGTAAGCCTTGATGAACTACGCAGACTCAAGGCACAGCTGCATAACGAACTGGCAGCATTCCAACCTAACCGCGTAAGTCTGGCGGGTTTCTAATGGGGATGCTCAATAAATTCAATAGCCTTGTAGATACTGCCATCGGTGTGGTGTCACCCGGTTGGGAACGCACGCGCCGCACCGCCCGTGTACAAAGCAACGTCGCAAAGCAACTCGGTACCTATGTCGGTGCAGAGAGTGGTCGCATCCGCACTAATTGGGCGGCGTCTTCTGGCAGTGCTGATAGTGATCTGCTACCTCACCAGAAGACACTTCGCAATCGTAGCCGCGACCTGGCACGTAACAACCCGCATGCTGCTGGCATTCTCAACAGCATGCAGTCAAACGTCATTGCTACCGGTATCAAACCTCAAGCACGACTAGACCACAAGATGCTGGGTATCACGAAAGAGAAGGCCCGCACTATTTCAAAGAAGATGGAATCTGGCTGGAAGGCGTGGAACCGTCAGGCTGATGCCGCAGAGCGTCAGACCTTCTACGGTCAGCAGAATACGATCCTCACAAGCATGATCCTTAACGGTGAAGTACTGGTCATGCCTCTGATGCTCAAGGAAGCTCACCGCGACTATAATCTGGCGCTGCAGCTGATCGAAGCGGATCGGCTGGATGTGCCGCGTGGTGTGGACCCAAAGGCACCGGGCGGGATCAGGCTGGGTGATCGTGGTCAGGCTGTAGGGTACTGGATCAAGAATCAGCATCCCGGCCATACCCGCATCTATGGTGCGAAGCGTGACGCCGGATATACATACTACCCCGCCTGGAACAAGCACGGTCGTCGTAATGTCTTCCACCTGTTTGAGCCAAAGCGGCCAGGTCAGTCAAAAGGGGAGCCGTGGTTTGCACCGGTAATCGGGGCCTTTCAGGATATGGGCAAGTTTTCTGAGGCTGAGATAATCAGCCAGCGCATAGCCGCCTGTATCGCCATGATCATCACCAACCCAAGTGCCGGGCTGGGTACTGGTGCGGGTGTGGGTGTGGCAAGCCAGCAAGATACCACCAGTGACGGTGACACCATCGAGCGCATGGAGCCGGGTATGATCGAGACTCTGTCACCAGGCCAAGAAATGAAAGCCTTTAATCCCACGCGCAACGCGGGTGCCTTTGAACCTTTCATGGAATATATGCTACGCGAGATCAGTACAGCGGTGGGCATGCCATACGAGTTAGTTTCCAAAGATTTCTCAAAAACAAACTACTCATCCGCACGGGCTGCATTGCTCGAAGCCCGCCGCTATTTCCGTACTATCCAGCGCCGCCTGAATGACACCTTCAATCAGTACGTGTGGGAAATGCTGGTTGAAGAGATGTATCTGCGCGGGGAACTGGATGGCGTGACTGACTTCTATACCAACTTCCGACTCTGGACCAGTGCCAAGTGGCTGGCAGATGGCTGGGAGTGGATCGACCCAATCAAGAGCGCGAAAGCCTCTGAGATCAAACTGAACAATGGTGTCAGTAATCTGCAGCAGGAGTTCGCAGAGCAAGGCAAGGATTGGGAAGAGGAAACCGAACAGGCTGCATACGAGAAGGACTATCGCAAGTCTTTGGGTCTGAGTGAAGAAAAGATAGATTCCCCGGTCAAGCCGGGGAATGACAAGGATAGTGCGCCGGACGGTGACAAGCCAGACGACGATCAGGACAAACCCAACACTTCAGATAAGGAGCAAGAGTAATGGACAAGTTTAGAACGCAGGCTCTCAGAGCGAAACCCGGCGATGTTATCCGTGATGAAAAGCACGCAAAAGGCATGGGCGTGATCTATGGCATCAAGACCATGAGCAAGGGCTTTGTCAAAGACAGCCGTGGTTGGGAAATCGATGATAACACCCTTGATCAGCTGGTCTCTGCTTCCAAACGTGTCAAGCAGGGTCTGAAGTGTCGCTTTGGCCATCCCAATATGTCAGGTACCGCTCTGGGCAGTTATGTGGGACGGCTTAAAAACCATCGTCTGTCTGATGATGGCAACCACTCTATTGCTGATCTCTTTATCGACCACACAGCCTACAGCACACCGCAAGGCGATCTGGCCACGTATGTCATGGATCTGGCTGAAAACGATGCTGACGCCTTCGGTACGTCGGTCGTGTTGAGTGAGTTTACCACTGAGTACCGGCGCAATGAAGACGGTACCACCGTCAAGGACAAAGACGGAAGCACCCTACCGCCACTGCTGCGCATCAAGAAGTTGTTTGCGTGCGACTGCGTGGATGATCCTGCCGCCAATAATGGTCTGTTCTCCACAGGCTCACAATTTTTTTCTGAGTCAGTGCAACTGAGCGCTGAAATGACGGAGAAGCTGGACATGCTACTGAGCAGCCCGCAAGCCGTCGAGTCAGTGATCAGTTTCCTTGACCATTATCGCATAAATCGGGACGAGGCTTTTGAGGAAAATCCCCCTCAATCCCCCTTTGCAAAGGGGGAGGAAGAAGGCGGCGTAAAGCCGCCCCTACGGGAAGAGAACGAAACGTCAGACGAATCCACAGAATCTAAGGAGGAAAGTATGGAACTAAGTGAACTGACAAAAGAGGCTCTGAGTGCAGAGCGTGGCGATCTCGTAGCTGAGATCAAAGAAGAGGAAAAGCAGCTGGGCGTGACTGAAGAGCGCGAACGGGTCCAGGGCATTCTGGCAAAGGCAACTGAGCTTGAATTGAGCCAGGACGCTGCTAATGAGCAGATCGAATCAGGCGCAAGCCTGTCGGATGCCACCAACGCATTGCAGGCCGCGAAGCTGGCCGCATTGCAGGAAGAGGCACCTGAAACCCCCGGTGACAATGGGGATGACAATGGCGAAGAGAAGACGCACATGCAGCTGGCCACAGAGTACCGTGACGCCAATGGTGGCAGCATGACTGACGCTCTGCGTGCCACAGCCAAGAAGTAATCAGGACCAACACTGATTGAAGTAGTGAACAAGACCAAAATCGAACGGAACTTTTTTTAGGAGAGAAAGACATGAGTCAACAGAACGATGGACCAACCATTACCTTTACCGCCGGGGAAGCACTCGAATCGCATCGTCGGGTCAAAATGTCAGGCGTCAACGTTGTGTATGCGGACGCTGACGAAGACTGCATTGGTGTAACACAAGAGAGTGTTGCCAATGGAGCCAATGTTGCTGTCCGAATGAAAGGCACACACCTGACCCACAAGATCGAAGCCTCTGCAGCTGTCGCTGCTGGCGCAGTCGTCTATGGCACTGCTGATGGTAAGGTCGATGATGCGGGTACTACCTCTTGCGGCACATCACGTGAAGCTGCAAGCGCAGCAGGCTCGATCATAGAGGTGCTTTTCTCATAGGGCTGTAACGCTCTGAATCGGGATGGACAAGAAACTAAGTAACACTTTTTAGGAGAACGAAAGAATGGATTATCAAGGAACTATCGCAACCCCACGCGCCGATCTCGGTGTGGCACTGGACGAGTTCAGTGCAGAGCAGAGTCAGCTTATTGGTACCAAAGCACTGCCGATCTTCCGATCGCAGGAACAGGCTGGTACCTTTGACGCCGTAACCCGTGAGTCGCAGACCATGACTCCCGACACTAAGCGCAATTCTGATGGTCAGTACAACCGTGTCAGCACGGGTGTCGCACCTAAGACGTTTAGCTGTGTTGAAAACGGTCTTGAAGAGCCTCTGGACGATCGCAAGCGCAAGCTGCATGCGTCCAGCTTCGATGCAGAACTTGCCTGCACAAAGACCATCATGCGTGCCCTGCTTCTGAAGCAGGAGATCCGCATCAAGAATCTGCTGCTGAACACCACTACCTTTACCGGTAGCCCGCTGTTCACTGACAACTCAAGCGCCCCATGGGCCACAGTCAGCACTGACATCATCGGTCAGGTGCAGGCTGCTATCGAGCTTGTACGTGCCAACTGCGGTGTTGAAGGTAATGCAGTGATCATGGGTAAGAAACTGCTGAACGCCTGCAAGAAGAACACGGCTATCCGTGATGCTATCAAGTACAACGATCGCCTGGACGATGCTGTTGTGCGTGAAGCTCTGGCCGGTCTCTTTGGCGTAAAGAAGATCCTCGCTGGTGGTGCCATCCAGAACACAGCTGATGAAGGCCAGACCTTCGCTGGTGGTGATGTATGGGGTGACACCTATGCAATGGTCGCTGTAGTCTCTGACGAGACAACTGATCTGGCAGAGCCGCAGATCGGGCGTACCTTCCTCTGGACTGAAGACAGCGCAGAGAACTGCACTGTTGAAGAGTACCGCGAAGAGCGCTCACGTGGAGCAGTCTACCGCGTGCGTCAGGATACTGACGAAAACCTGATCGATGCCTATTTTGGCCATCTGATGCAGGTAAAGGCTTAAAACCCTGAACCGAAACCCTGACCCCGTTTCCCCTGGGGTCAGGGCTTCACTTTACATAAGGAACAATCAAAACCATGGGTAGTATCATTCAAAAACAACGTCTGGTCGTAAAGCTGGACGCCAATAAGAAGAGCGAGTCGCCGGAATAATGACCCTAACAATCATATCACCAGACGAAGTGCTCGACAAATGGGATGATGGTTCAGAGCGTATCCGTATAGGCTCAGATGTTACCTTTGTTGATGAGACAGACACAAGGGTAATAGCAGACCCTACTACCATAACCGCCGAGCCTACAGACCCCTGTGGACAAAAAGACAGTCAACACAAAGAACAAATTTGGTATGGGCGGTACTGACATTGAATGGCCCGTTGGTGTATTCCGTAGAGCTACACCAGAGATGCCGGTAGGTCGTCAAGACCTGTACGCACCAATGGAAATGTGCCTGTCTAATACCGTTGGTGAACATAAGATATGGGTCGGCATTCAGGATGTGATTGAGGGTATCCCTCTCAGTGATGCGCTTGAGATTACTAACTGCTTTGGCGACCTTGGCGATATCGCGCTTGCACCGAACAACTCATCTGGTGATTTAGTCCACATACTGAAACACAAGATATATGAGTTATATGGTAACCAGTACGAGTACGTCGGCGTAAGGTGGAAGGCTAATAGCGTTGAGGCTATTGACGCATTGACACCTGACACAGACGCAGGAACATACGGCACATATTTTGACAAGAAGTACGAAAGTTTGCAGTACGTCGAATGGTGCTATATGGAAGAACTTGAGAAAGGCGACTTTCGGCACAATGCGTATACGACTATCGGTGGCACACTATCGGGACCATTGACTTTGACGGTAGGTACATATAAGAACACGGGAACAACACTTTCGACACACAATGTAACGATAGACAATAGCGGCGGTCAAATTATCGTCAAGCAGGACAAGGGTAGCACTAACGGATTCTACCGTAACAGTACGGGAACAGTCACGCAGACTAACTACGGTACGTATAACACTATTTTTACCTCACAGTGGGATACGAGTGTGGGCGAGGATACCGGTTCTGGTGGCTCTCCAGCATTGGGCGATTACACACAGTTATTTTATACCACTAACGTTGGCAACGTAGAGCTGTATAACCACGAAGTGCGTTACTGCGGGACTAATGTTTTCCGTGAGTATTCAAACGGCACTGAGGACTCTACACTGACGATTAAATGCGGTGTCTATAAGAGTTGTGGTCCGATTTTAATATGCAGTAACGGTACAACCGCAACGCTTACACATACTTTTGAGGATTGCAAGATAGAGGATACTTGTTCCGCTGGCTCTTTCTTTACTTGCGGCAATACAAATACCACATACGCCTTCATAGATTGCAATTTCCAAGGAACAGCGTCCGGTGATTATTTTAGGGTTAATGTCGCAAAAGCCTTCACCTTCTACCGCTGCCAGTTCTTGTGTGCAGAGACAGGGTCGTTGACTGGGATGATTGGTGGCGTAAGTACAGCAGATGTAACAATATCGAACTGTATCTTTGATGGGACTCAAGACAACACAGCAAAGG